ACCTACAATATCCAGATATTTTCTATCTGTTTCTTTTTCTGCGGATTTAATGATATATACTCCTAAAGGCATCCGATATCCATTGGGATATATGTCATCACCTGGAAACAGGCCTGCTTCCGGCCATATTCCCTCCAGGATCTGATAAACTTCCATTCTGGCTTCTTTTACAACTTCCGTAACATTAAGAAGTGTAATTTTAAACTGTGATGCTTCGCAGCTTCCAAATTCCAGATTTTCATTACTGGACAATGCCTCATCCAGTTCCATTGTTTCCGCTTTTATGTTGCTGCTTGAAAGACGCAGGTAAGGTTCATCTTCTCCTTTGTGATAAAAGTCCAGGATCAGCTGTTTATCTGTACTGTCTGCCCGATACAATTCTTTTAATCGTTCATCCACATTTAACATAAGCTGCCTCCCTAATATTCTGTCAGCTGGATATCAAATGGTTCATAGACCATATCCAGTTTTCTCTCATTCACATGGGAAATCGTATATTCAATATCTGCGATATAAAATACTCCTGACTTATAATCCATTTCCTCATCGTTCCAATACGTGACAGATACCTTTCTTTCCCGCTCTCCTCCTGACACGATTCCCGCATCTATGATCGCTTTAACGACTATCTTTTCACCCAGATACAGTTTCCGGATCGGTACTGTCAGGCTCGTCTTATAATTCGGCGATGTCTGACGGTGGAGCAATGCCGTTGCATCACGGGATGCATCCAGTTCCAGTCTCTGATTAGGTGTACTTTTATATTTCTCCAGATATTTGTTCGGAAGGACGGTATTTCCAAATTTTATAAGCCATCCTTTAAAAGCCATAGTCCTTCCTCCTTACACAAGCAGCGGATTTTTTCCTGTCTGCTTTCTTGCCAACCGGTTACGTTTTACCACATTTTCGTACACTACCTTTCCATCCAGATTGATCATCAGCTGAATGTCTCCACCCAGTCCAGCACCTGCCTCTTTCAAGGCTTCCAGCAATGCCTGCTTGATCGTAGACAATGGAGAGACCACTTCTGCTTCCCGATTGTTATCTCCAAGGATCGCCGCAAATTCTCCGGCCTGTCTTGGAACAACGGTTCCTGTAGCCAGTCTAGGAAGTTTCATTGATGAGACATTAAATCCAAAATGCTGACCACCAGCAAGGGGCACCCAGTCCGGTACATCAAAACTGATACCATTTAAACCTTCCACAATATGATTGATCGCAACTTCTACTGTGGAAATGATCCCGTTAAAAACACTCTTAAATATATCTTTTATACCATTTAAGGCCTTTTCCATATCTCCGGTAAATACGCCCTGTATAAACTCCAGGATGCCGTTTAAAGCGTCTGTTACACCTTGGGCTGCAGTGCTTACTGCTGCAAGAAGCGCAGTAAAAAATCCTCCAACATTTTCAATGGCTGCACCAATAAGCGGGGCAAAACTCTGAACGATCCAGTTTAAAAGCGGCTGCAGTACCTGGTTCCATAAGACGGTTAGGGTATCTGCAACGTTTCCGAATAATTCTACAAAACTTTTAATAAATGGCTGCAAATATTGGCTTTTGACTTCTGTAAATTTATCTGCCACTTTCTGAAGTGCCGGCAATATGTATGTTTCAAATGCTTCCAGAGCGCTTTTATGGATTTCTGTAAGTCCCTCTGTAAATGCGTCAAACATAGGTGCTACATGCTCATCATATGTCTGGTTTATCTGATCAAACGCATCTGTAAACAGATCTTTAAGATCTCCCATTATCTGAGCAGCAACTCCCAGAAGCCCGTCAAATGCCTGTTTAAAACCGGCCGTATTATTTGTAAGAGGCGTCAGCAGGGCGTTTAAAAGATCCCGCCCAAGCTTGACAAACACTTCTGTCAAACCCATGAAGGAGTTGGAAAAAAAGCCGATCAGATTTGCAGTAAATGTCTGCCCGTTTTCATCTGCAAAGACACTGAATACTTCTGCGAAAGCTGCGGAAAAATTTGCCACAATATCTGCTATGTCCCCGGTTATATCAAACATGTCTATGATATATTGCTTGATCCGTTCCTGAGCTTCTTCCAGATACTTTGCAGTGCCACCGACCAGGTTTGCTGCCAGCGTAATACCAACTGAAGCAACAGCCCCTGCAATCACGCCTAAATCATAGACCATTTTATTTCCCCAGGTACTTGCTGCAGCCTGGACTCGCGGATCTGAAAAAATATCAGACAGGCTTTCCTTAATACTCTGAAGCCCTTTCTGGATCGTAGCGAACCGGGAAGTAGTATCTCCTAATCCCACCTTAAATCCTTTGGTGAATAGACTAGACAGATCACTCCATTTCTTTTTTAATGCATCCAGGGCTTTTGACAGTGAGCTGGATACTGCCACCATTTCAAACATCTGGGATGGATCCGTTCCGGAACCGCCGCCTCCGCTACCTGCATTATTTTGACTTAAGACATTTAATTTATCAAAAGCTGCCAGACTATTCTTTGCATCTTTTGCTGCGCTTCCTGTCTTTTTAAGACTTTTTGCATAATCTTCCTGGGTCTTCTTAGCCTTCACAAAGGTGGATTTCCCAGTTAATGCCGCTACCAGTTGCCCGATCCAGGCCAGTGCCTGGGCTATCGCATCAATCAATGCAGTGATTGCCGGTACCGCAACACTTAAAATGGG